CATCCCGTCGCACGAACAAAGCGATACCCCTTGCCGGTAATTGTCCGTCGCCTTGAGCCGTCGAAACACGAGATTTTTGCATTGCTTCCGACCTTCCGCCGTCACCAACGGGCCGACGTAGACGCCGTCGCCGCCGGAGCGCTGGACCGCCACGTCGGTTAGCTCCACGTTCGTACACCCGGTCAGGCTAATAGCGTGCCGGAACTCGGTCGCCGGATACCCGTTGGCGATCGTGTACTCCGCTTTACGCATTCTGAACGTGCAGCCCCGCACGGCGACGCTCGACACGCCCACGGCCGCGACCAGACAAGCATCCGGCACGTCGCCGGTCGCCTTGAACGCTCCCGCCGCCGCCTGGATGACCACGCCCGGTTCGCACAAGATCGTGAGGTTGTCGCGTAGACGGATCGTCTTGTCGGTTTCGTAGACCTTCTCCGCGCCCGGCGTCGGGTTGCGAACGACGATGTAGCTCGCCCCGCCGTCGATGAGGGCCTGCAATTCCGCCACGGACGGCGCGTACGCGACGATCTGGGCGTTCACCACCGACGCGAAACAACAGACAGCAAACACGGCCCGTTTCAGTTTCATCCTTGACCCATTCCTTTCATAGTTTGGCGGCTCAGGTTGCCAAAGCGGACCCGATCGACGTTGCGCCACAAGGAGGTGTAAAAACCAGCGCAGCTTGCGTTTGAAGCCCGTCCACCGCCGGGTTGTCTAAGGTTCCTCGGCTTTGCGTTCGTCGGAAGCAATCGACTGTCGTAGCCCGCGTTCCGTGATCGGAGCGGACTTGGGGTGTGCGTAGCGTTCGTAGAAGGTGAGCAGGCGCTCCCAGCGGTGCCCGCCGGCGACCCCGTAGGCTTCTTTGATGAGCCGGAATGCTTCCTCTCTGCTCGCATATTGAGGCAATATATTGATGCCAAACACTTCTTTCAAGAGGACTTTGATTAAATTTTCGCCCGATCGTCCGGTGGCCGCCTCGTAGATGCGAAACGGCGAGCGCGTGGCCAGCTTGGGGGCGGGGATGCTCCCCCAGGCGACGTGCTTGGCCGCATCCCACAGTTGCACGATCGCCGGGTCGTTGCGATCCATGATTTCCCGACCCCCGTACGCGGTCACATTCGGCCATAGCTCAGCTAGTGGTCCGAACAGGGGCTGACGCATGATGTGGGGGATCCCGATCCCGCCGGGACCAGTGGCGACGCGCATTTCGTTGCCCAGCCAGTACAGGTAGCGCATGTCCATCGTGTGCAGGCGGCCTTGCTTGTCCCGCGGCAAGGGCAAGATGGGCTGGAAGTAGCGGTCGTTCCATCCCTGCAACCAGCCGAACGGGCCTTGGGCATCCCGCGACCGCGACGTATTGAGGATCTTCATCTCGTCGTCGGTCACGCCCAACAGGAGGCGGCTGGTGAGGTGGATGACCCCAGGCAGAGCGTAGTAGGCCAACACGCGGCCTGGGTGCTCGCGCATACCCTTGATCGTGATCTTGATCGCCTGGTCGCTGAACGCGGCGAAGGGATCGCCGAAAGGCAGCACCCGCAGCCACTTGGCCGCCTGGCCGAGACGGTTGTAGTTTTGGAACCAGCGGAGGTTTTCCGTCGCTATCTCTTCCGGCAGGCCGAGAACTTCCCGGTCGCGGATCCAGCTCGCCACAATGGAGACCTCGTCGATGAAGCCGTACCCTTTGCCCAACTCGTGACCAGCTTTCTTCGCCCAGAGGTAGAGATCAATGAGGCCGCCAACCACCTGCCCGTGCGGCGCACTGATGAACTCGCTCGCTTTCGCCCCCACGCCGTTGCGGTCCCAACCCCCGCGGAGGGCGTTCATCCCCAGCAGGTTCTTAACCGTGGGATCGGCGACCCCATTGGAGAGGCGTTTCGCGGCCTCGATGAACACGGCCTTGTGCGTGAGGGGATTGAGCCCCGCCAGCATCCACGTGAAGGTCTGTCCCAAAACCTGATTGATCCATGTGGTTGTGCTCGTCAGAACGACGATGGACCGGAAAGCGTTCAGCGCCGACCTCCAGTACTGAGACAAGAACCCGGTGAACACGAGGTCCATTTCGTTGATGGCGTCCTCGACGCCCGCCGGGACATACTTATTGGCCAAGTCCCAGAGCTTCGGCGTATCCGGCAACTGCCGGTAGCGCATCTGCTCTCCCTCATCGAGGTCGTTGTACTCCGCTTCGCTGATGGCCTCCGTTTCATTCAGGTAGTGAAACAGCTTCCCGAATGCCACGTTTTTCATCAGGCTGGTGATGGTGCTGCCTAGCAGGATGCGCATGTCCTTGACGGGGCCGAGCCATTCAACCTGCTCGTCCTCCAGGGGGGGAATGATCTTCACCCGCTCCTTCACCATCTCGCCGTAGCGGGCCTGATTGCGTTCGATCTCCTGGTCGGCGAAAGCCTTTGCCGCGTCGGGACTGTCAAACTGCCGCTCCTGAAGATTCGCCTTGCGAACCGTCCACAGCTTCTCGTCCGCGCGCTTGGCCTTGAACATGCCGAGGGCCAATCTGGGACCGAGCAGCTTGTGCTCCGCCCAGACCATACTCCTCACGGGGTGCCGTTTTTTCTGATGGTAGTTGTACAGCCGCTGAAGGTAGATCAACCCCGATGCTTTCCGGGCCTCTACAATTTCCTTCCAGTTTTCCAGGCCCCCCAGTTGGGCCATTTTCAGAAGCCAGGGGGTGGACAGGATTTCGTCGGTCAGCTCGTCGAGGATGCTCTTGGCGTTGCCCAACCACTCACGCATCGCCGGCGAGATGTCTTCGTAGGGTCGTTTCCCGCGGGCCACCTCCTCAATCAAGGCATGTTCGGTCAGGGCGTACACGTCCCAGCCTTCCTTGGGCATCGCGTGGCCGATGGTGGTATCGTGTATTTTGTCTATCCGCTCCTGCACCGCCGCGAGCCGCGCTTCGATGGACGCTTCGTACTCTTCCCGGCTCACCCCGCGGCCGCTCTGCTTTTTCACCCAAGATGCAAAGTGTTCCTTCCACACCGCGCGCATGTCCGGCGGCATGTTCTCCGGGCGGTTGTGGCCGCCGCCCAGCACGGCCTTGGCGACGCTCTTGATCTCCTTCCATGCTGTTTCGGGCCACTTCGCCCCGATCCCCTTCTCACGGACTTCCCCCACGTGCCGATTTAATCGTTCGTCGAGGTTGGCGCGATACTCCGCCGCTACGGCAGACGCACCCTTGGCTCTCTCAAATTCGTTTCTTGTCGCTTGGGACATATTCCAGCCCAAGTCCCAGAGACTCCCGGAGATGGCGTTCGAAATAGCCTGTCCCTTTGCGGTCTTGCGGTTAAACCAGGGCTTGCTGACCCATTTCTCCCATGAGCGAACATACCACCCGCGCAAGCCGGTCAACGCCGGATTACCCGCGCCCATGGCACCCATCCCGAACAACGGCACGTTCCCGCCCCAATTTTCAGTAACCCACGCGCGGTACTCGGGAGTCATATTGGGCGGGAGCAGCGACTCTTCGCGCTTGCCAAACCCCGGTGAGATTCCCCCGCCGCCGGGCTCCGGCTTCCGCGGACCTTCCCCATCCTCGTCTTCTTCCTCCCCTTCCTGGTCGCCCATGTCTTCCGCGGCTCCGCCCTCCGCCGCTTTATTTGCCTGGTCCGCGACGGCCGCAATCTCGTCGGTCAGCTTCCGAACCTTCGCGGCTAATTGGTCCAGTTCTTTCTGCTTGCCGAAGGGCTTGTCGATGTTGCGCCCGATCTCCGCCAGCTCTTCCTTGGCGGTTGCGAGACGGGCCGCGTACGCAGCCGGGGAAACGTCCATAAGCATGTCCGTTAGACCCATGATCCAGGCCCGCAACTGGCCCTCGCTCGGAATGGTCCCCACGCCGCCGACGGTCGGGGGAGCATGAGCGAGGCGGTCCCAATCGCTTCGCATGTCCGCGGGGGGCGTCATGTGTGCCGTACTCTGCCCAAAGCCGTCGACCTTGACCGCCACGCCGACCCCCCGGAAGGTCCCCAACGGGGTCCAGACGCCGATGCTGTTGCTTTTGGCGGACTCGAATAGAGCAGCCCCGGCCTCGCCCATCTTGTCGTACTCTTTCCCCCTCACGCTCATGGTGAAGGGCTTCGCGGGCGGCAGACCCGCGGCCCAATCGGCGATACGTTTCGCCGCCTTCAAGTCCTCGGCCGTCTTCTCGATGATCGCTTTGGTCCGCAGTTCCTTCTTGCGCAGGTCCATCTGCGCGTCGCGGTGGTAGCGTAGTTGACCCTGGAGCGTACGCAGTTGTTGATCGGCTTTGGTCCATTCGAGCACGGTTTTGTTTTCGCTCGACTCCGCCATCGCTAATTGGAATGACGCGAACCCGATGTCGACGTCCTGGATACGGTCGGCGTCCAAGCGCCCGGACAGGAACTCGCTGATGACCTTCTGCTTGGCGGCCAACAGGGAATACATGAACTCATCGCTGCTACCTTTGCTAACGTAGCGATACATCCGCACTTCCTGGGGCTTGGTGGGGTCCCCCCAGTTGATGTTGCCCTGGCGAATGGGGCGGCCCTCCATTTGAGTCAAGAGGGCCGGCGTCCAGGCGGGTTCCATTTGCTGCAAGGCAAGGACGCGCTCCTGCACGTTCACGCCGGTACCCATCTTGGCCATCGAACCGATGAGGATACGCAGATCCCCGCGGTTGACTTTCTCAAAAAGGGCCTGTTTCTGCTCATCCTTTTGGGCGTCATAGATGGTTGCTATCTGATCTCGCGGGACGCCCGCCCCAACAATTTTTTCAATCAGAGCGGAGTAGAGCGCGAAGCCTACCTTGCTCCCCGGCGGCCCCTGGTTCACGAAAATCAACTGCGTATACCGATGCTTGTGCCCTTCTTTGTAGATCGCCGCCGCCCTCTCGGCCGTCGCGGCAATCTTGTTCCCCGGTTCTTCGGCGAGCCCTGGCAGGACGAGGCGCATGTCCAAGGCGGCCTTTTTTTCGTCGCTGATGATCGACAGCATAATGTCGTCGCCGGATTTAGGGCGCGGCTTGAGGTCTCTCACCCGCTGGGCAATGACCTTTCGATATTCAATCTGTGCGGGCGTCGCTTCCAGCACCACCAGCTCATAGGTGCGTTTGCCTCGGCTGTTCATCGCAAAGATGGGCATCGGCGATGAGCCGACACGCTTGGCTAAGGTTTCCGACACCGCTTCGTGGGCGACAAAGTGGGCGATCTCGTCCCACATCTGGTAGAGGGCGTGCAGGTTGAGGTACTCGCGCAAGCGGGTGACCATTTTGTATCGACCGGCCACACGTTCCAGGTCCGCGGCCGGCAGAGCGAACATACGCACCCAATCGTCGAAGGAACTGATCCCGATCTCGCGGAGCTTTTCCGGCTGAAGGTATCTCTGAATCGCGTAAATCTCGCTGATGGAGTTGTCGATCGGCGTCCCCGTGGAGAACACCACGCCTCGCCCGTTCTGAAGTTTCTGAACGTAGCGGGCCTTCACATACAAGTCCGTGGTGATCTGGTTCCCCGCCGGATGACCCAACCCCCGGACGTTGTTCAGTTGGGTCTGAAATCCGAGGTTCTTAACCTTCTGGGACTCGTCGTACATGATCCAATCGAGCCCCAACTCCTCAAAGGTGAGCGTCGGCGTCCGGCGGATGTCCTCGATTCGTTCCTCCATGCGAGCCTGCAAGTTATCCCGCGCCTTCTCCATCTGTTTGACGCTTTTCTTGGAGGCTTTGTCCGAATCTTCGCTCATGTCCGCGATGGACTCCTCCATCGCCTCGATCATTTCGTCGTAATAGCTCCGCAACGTGGCCTCGCCCACCGGGAGCATCGTGAATTGCTTATGCGGAATGATAAACACGGTGCGTTCCGCGGCGGCGACGCGGGCCAATGTCGCGGCCCGGTTCTTTTCCTGTAGGTCCGACGCCGACAGGGCAATGAAGTTTCCGCCCGGGTACAGGAGCCGGGCCTGCTTGATGAACTGATTCAGCGTCGCACGCTCGACCACGATGGCGACCTTGCGGGCCAAGCGCAGACGCAGGGTTTCCATCGCCGCCGCGGTCAGCATGAAGGTTTTGCCGCCGCCCACGGCCACGGCCAACAGGGTGTTGTTGGGAGACGCAATCGCCCGGTAGACCCCGTCTTTTTGGTGAGGGTCCAACTTGATCTGCGGATTCATCCCCGGAAATGTGAGGTGCGAGCCGTCCCACTTGCGCGGGGCCGTGTTGTTCATTTCCTCGTTGAACACACGTAGAACGTGCGGACCCCATTTTTTGTGGCTCCAGAGCCAGGTCTCGAAGTAGGCGTTGATCTCCGCCAGCTTCGCCTCCGCGGCCGCCGTCGCCTCGGGGTTCACCCGTTCTCGTTTCGTGTCGTCGGCGTCGGTGAATTTCTCGGTCACTCGGGGGCTCTTCATGGACAGCTTGGCCTTTATCAGCTCCACAAAGTCCATGTCCTTCGTACCCCAAGTCTCCGTTGCGGCGGCGCCCGTCGCGGTCCACGACGGGGCGGAAACGAACCAACGGCCCGTCGCGTTCCCCCGCCGCACGGATATGGACCTGCGGACCTTCTCCCCCAGGATGCTCACCATGAAGTCTTCGATGGTCTCCGCGGGGATCCACGGGGCGCCGATGACCGGCGCGATACGCGACGGGGGCTTGTCTTCCGGCTGGACGGCCTTCAGCGCCTCCACGTTGCGCTTGTAGCGGTCCTCCATCTTGGCCAGGCCCTCCGCGTCGCGCAGCTTGGCCCTAACATTCCCGGAGAGGTAATCGGAGGCCAGCACCAACTCCTCGGCGGGCATCTCGTACACCAAGGACTCCTCGATCAGGCGGGTTTTGGCCGTCGCTTCCTCGACGCCGAGCAATTCCGCGATACGAGAAAGGTCCACGCGGTTGCTCTCGTCCAAGGCGATGGACAGGGCATCGCTGGTGTTCTCGGCGCTACTGGGCGGCCGATACGGTTCGAGCATCCTGCGGGTGAAGATGTCGCCCTTTGTCCCGGTCTTGGTCGCGCGGTCGTAGTTCTCCACCGAACCCAGCAAAGAGAAGGTCAAGGGGTCGCCGGCCAAAAGCTTGCCGTTCGCGGTGGCGTGAATGGGCGTGATGCCATCCTTCCCGAGGCGGTCGTAAATCTCGTTGATCTTTTTTTGCAGCGCGGGCAGTCGTTCATCGCCCTTGGGATCGACCGAAGCCCGCAACACTTCCAGAACGCCGTCACGAAGCTCCACCAGACCTTTGACCCGCTGCACGGCTTTAGGCCCGTGCTGTTCCAGCAGAGATCGCTCTACGTTGCCGGAAGGCTCACCCCTGTTCTGCGCTCGCCGCAAGGCGCCATCCGAGCCGACGAACAGGGCTCCCGCCGGAAGATCATCCGGCGAGGGGACCATCTCCAGAGGGTCGATGCGGTCGGTCCTGCCTCCTTCCACCTTGCCAAAGAGGTCCCTCGGCAATTTGCTGAGGGCGATCTCAAGATCGCGGGCCAAGTCGAAGCCCTCGGGAGCCTCCACGATCGTATTCGTCGGTGCGTCTTCACTGGTGTATTGGGACCCCGCTTTGATGGTGCCGAGGACCATTTCCGGGTGTTTCTGGAAATACTCATTGACCCATCGGTCTTTCAGCGCTTCATAGGGTTTGCTGTGCAGCCACGCCTCCCCGCCGGGGGCTTCACCTTCGCCCCGTTTCCGCAGAAACAGAATGTCCGCGGTCACCTTTGTGCCGGGCAGTGAATCCTCGTTGAGTCGCACCGCACCGATGAGGTCCGCACGCTCGCCAAGGTAGGCGCGGACTTTCTCGGACAACTTGTCCATCGTGCCTTTGGTGGTGATGAACGCCACGATCCCGCCGGGGTGCACCAGGTCCAGCCCGCGAACGAAAAAATAATCGTGGATGAACTCGCGCAGCCCCTTGGGGTAGCGCTTGTCCTTGATGAACAACTGACCGAATGGGACGTTGGAGATCGCCACGTCGAAGTAATCTTTGGGCAACGCCGCCTCTTCGAACGGGCTGTGCCGCACGTCCGACGCTGGATACAACGCGGCCGCGATCCCGGCGCTAATGGTGTCTTTCTCAATAGCCACGCGGCGGCTCGCGTCGGCCATGTCCAAGGGCTGCAAACCCAGGAAGTGACCAACGCCGGCGGAGGTTTCAAGCACGGCGCCACCCAAAAACCCCATTCGTCGCAAGGCTTCCCACATGCCTTGGACGATTTCCGGGGGCGTGTACATTGCGTTCAGCGTTGAACTTCGGGCCGCGGCGTATTCCTCGTCGGTGAGCAGCTCGCCAAGTTCTTCGCCCTCCCGACTCCACTCGTTTTTCAGCGTTCCGTAGAGACTCCGAAACGCTTCGCTCACCGAACCCCAACCCTGATAGCGCACCAGGACGGCTTTCTCGTCTTCCGTCGCGGCGCGGTTTTCCTCTTGAATTTTCTTGAGCGTGCGAATGGCTTCTACGTTGCGCTTGAAGATGCTCTTCTTCCCGCTGACGAAAAGCGACGTGGGGTCGGTGATGGAGTAGTCGCTCAACCCGCTTCGTTGGACCGTGTGGGTGACCTGGACCTCCGGTCTTTCCGGTTCTTCCGGTGGTTCCTTTTTCTCGGCGGGGATTTTTTTTGAGGGGGGTTCCGCTTTTTCCTCTTTCGCTTGGATAAACGCCTCTTCGGCCTGGAGTTGCCTCTGGTTGGCTTCGTTGAATTTTCCTTTGGCCGCCAAAAAGTAGTCGTTGTCGATGTCGCCCTTGCGGTATCGCGCCGCCGTCTGATGGTACTCTTTGCTGGCCGCCGCATAAGCGGCGCGGGCCGCGTCGTATGTTTCTTGCGCCGACTTGGAAACTACTCCGGCAGTTGGAGGTACTGCCCCGCCACGATCTCGTACGCCTGCTCCGGCTTCATGCCGCTCTCCACCAGGCGGGCGATCGACGCCTCCGCCGCCGCTTGGCGCTCGAGGGCGTACAGGTGCAGGCGCTCCGCTTTCTCCAGGCGGTTGTACGTCTTTGGGCGCTCTTCCTTCAGGTAGCGAAGGGCCTCCCACCCGAGGTCGCCCAGGCGTTGGCTCGCCTCCTTGTCGCTCTGCGGTGGGTTCGGGCTCCCGTTCTGCACGTGGTTTTGGTTGTTCTGTTGGCCTAACATGGGGTGTCTCTCCCTTTATTATACCACCTATTGGGGCGATAGGTTCTATCTTTGGCGGTTTTTCTTCGCGGGGCGGCTCCGGGACGGGGGGCAGAGCAAGCGTCGTTTTACGAATGGCCCTCTGCTCCGCTTCTTTCAGCAGCGGCAGGCCGAGTTTGTTCTCCTGCACGTACTCGTCGAGGGCCATCAGGAGGGTAATGTCGTCTTGGTATCTTCCGGGATTGTTAGTGAGGTACTTGCGGGTTGCTTCGAGCCCCTTGGGGAGCGTGCGCCCGGTGATAGCCTCATACAAAGTCCTCGTTTTTTTATTATCAGGCCACAGCGATTGGGAATCGCCCCCCTTGAGCAGGGCCCGCCGCAAGTCCCAAATGTAAGCCTGCTTGTAGCCCTCGACTTCCGCCGTCGTCGGCGGCCGTCCTTTCACGTTGCGCAGCAGCAACCAGGTCAGGCGATCCACGATACGCTTGCTTCGATCGACCTCGGCGTTGCTCTTGTCGATCACGCCGGTCAGAGACGCCGGAGGCGCCGGAGTAGTGAGTTCGGGCCGGACCGGCACCCCCGGCTGTTGTGGTTCGGGACGTTTACCAGCCTCAATCGCATCGCGGACGGCGGCGAGTTCCGCCGGGTCCAGCTCGTCGAGGTGTCGTTTGCCCGTCAACCGCTCGGTGAAGGCCATGAAGGCCGTGTCGTTATCCCACGGGATGCCTTCCTGGTCGGCGAGCAGGTGAATCGCGGCAACGGCGGGTGCTACTTCTTCTTCAGCCGCTTCGATTTCCGGCCCTCGCTCAAGGCCATCACCGCCCGTTCCTGCGCCCCCCCGCTGGCCCGCAAGCCCAGCCTTCGGCATTTCGACGGTTTGGAGTTTCGGTTCTTGTTCCGATAATGGTTCTTCTTCTGTTGCAGTCAAACTTGTAGGTTTCAATCCTGCACCCACAACAGGTGGTGTTTCACGTGGAACTTGCCCAGCTTCACGGACGGGTATGTGTACTCCCGGCGGGACTTCGCCTTCCGGCACGCCATGACCCGGCGGCGGTATCTCGGCTTCGCCAGGCTTCAGCGGCGCTCCGGGCGGTTGCCGGCGTTCAAACGGCTTGGCCTCCTCGGGCATGAGGGCGGATACCCCAGCGGTGACCGTTCCGGGGATCAGAAATCCCATGAACTCCGCCTGTAGTTGCTTCCAGCCGGGCCAAGGTTCACCCGCCTTCGGCATCTGCCAGATGGGGTTGCCTTCCAGCCCTTGCAGCCGCGGATCATCGCCGCCCGCGGCGATGACTTCTTTCGCCGCGGCCTCCATCAGCTCGCCGATGCGCTCCTCTCCTATTTCCCCGAACACCCCGTTATAACCCGCCTTGTTGGTGAGCATTTGCATGGCGGAACTGATGGTCAGGTATTTGTTAGGGAAACGCGTAACAAGCTCCGTCGCGATCGCCGTTCGGAGTTTGCCGGCCCACTCGACGGCCTTCAGAGAGGGAAGCACGACTCGCTCGGCGCCTGCGGCCAATCGACCGAGTTTCCCGCCGATGATCCCCACCGACGCCCCCGTGAACTCGCTCACCACCTGGATGCCCTGGTGAACCGCAGAATCGCGTAGGGCCTCCAGGAGCGGTTGGGGCGGGGCCGTCATAGCGTATTCGAGCGCCGCGTCGTCTCCGGGTCTTAGCTCGTATCCTGGGACCTGTCTTTGCAGCGTCTCTACGGCCGTCCGCGTCGCCCAACTGGGCAGACCGCGTTCCGCCGTTTTGACTGCCGCGTGGACCGCGAGTCGGGGAAGGGTCTTTTCGGAAGCCGCTTCGGCGACCTTCATGGCCGCCTTGCTCACCGCCGAGGACACGGTCTTACCGACCAGCTTCTCCGCTCCCTTGGCCATGAGCCGGGTAGGTCCTCCGCCAGTCGCATATTCCAGACCGACGGGGATCGACTGCCCCAAGATGTCGACGCCCGTGCCCGCGACGGTCTTTCCGCGGCTCTCCCGCGCCTCTGTCTCTTTCGCTTTGGTCAGCAGCTCGAAGTCGTCGATGGTTCCTGTTCCCGCGTCCATCCGGCTCGCGGCGGCGACCAGTTGGTAAGCGTCGATGCCCAGCGCCAAGGTCGAAACGTAGGGCAGTTTTCCGACCAATCCACGCCAACTCTTGAATTCCCGCGCCACGACTTCGGGTGCCGTCTCCGGTGGGGGCAACCCATTCAAAGGTGGCAGTTGGTAGCGACGGCGGAAAATGTTTAGAAACCGCAGCTTCGCGTTGTCGGTGAGAAGGTTGTTGAAGTCGGGATGCTCGCGGGCCTCAAGCTCAGCCTGGGCGCCGAAGGCCCGCTCGGCCATTTGCTGTTCGGGCGTCGGGCCGCCGCCGAACGCCTTTGATAGGCTTCCGGCGATGCTCTTGCCCACCCGCTGTATGAGGCCGGGGGGCTTTTCGAGGGGGCCGACGGGCGGGGCGGGACCAGTCGCCGCCTCCGCTGTTGAAACCGCCGCGGCGGGCGGCCACTGAGACACAATCTCCGGCGAGGGCGTAGCTTCTTCGGCCGGTGGCACGGTCGGCATAGCCGTCCCGCCCCGCATAAAGCCCGTCAGAATGTCGTCGTAGGTTTTGGGAGCCGACTGAACAGGAGCCTCGAAGCGCTGCAACAAGGCATCGTATGGCCCTGGCGTGGCTACGGGCGGCGTGGCGAACTTCGTCAGAAGGGCGTCGTACCCATTGCCGTCGGCGAAGGCGTCGCGGGTGAGTTCCTTGATCGGTTCGCCCACAAGTTAGTTCCCCAACTCTTTGACGCGCATCGTGAACTCGTAGGCCCTACGGTTGGCCATTTCCTCGGCGCGGGCCTTCCTTGCGGGGATGGTAGCCAGGCCAATGGGACCCTCCATCATGCCCATGATCCCCGGACGCCTCGGAGTCGCCGCTTTTTCGGCTTCAAACGTGGCCAGGACCTCCTCATCCGTGGGCATGAACGCGCCCGCCTCGAATGCCGCTTTGATTTCATCGGGAGTCGGGGCGTTCTGTGCGGCTAAGTTGCGGAGGAGTTTCTTCTGCCCGGCGTTGGCCGTGGCCGAAACGGAGTCCACATAATCCATCAGGGCCATTTTCGCGCGCAGTTTTTCGGCAACCGCCGTGGGCCGCACGGTGTTGCTTCCCTCGTCCGCCGTCTCCGTGATCGCTTTGACCAAACCGCGACGCCCGTACAGTTTTTCTTGGAGGTCGCCCGTGTTCAGGAGGCTCGTCTTGTCCGCCGTGGGTACTCTCCCCGCTCCCGGTCCGCGTTCCTGCTCTTCGACCATGCCTCGGATGCCCGTCTGGGTTTGCCCTAATGCCTCTTGTTCCGCAACCATCTTTGCGAGCAGTTGTTCTTTCGCCGTTGGTTCCGCCCGGCGGTTCATTCCCTCACGCTGCAATTCGTGGCCTTCGCGCTGGACTGCGACGCCTTCCGCATGACGCCGCTCGGTCGCCAGGTCCGTCCTCGCGTACCGCTCCTGCTCCTGCGCGTGATACTCCTCCGCTAGGTATTGCTTATACCCATTGTCAACCGCCTGAAACACCTGGGGCGAGACGAACTTTTTCCCGGCCAGTTGCGGGAAATTCCGCCGCGCCCATTCCGGCGGGCTGAGGATCCTGCGCGTGGCAGCGACGTTTTCAGGAACGGGGCGAGCCGGGGCCATCGGCGCGGACCCTTCGCGGCTCAGGGCAGGACCCGGCCCGCCCTTGGAGGGTGATGCGGCTTGGGAGTTTTCGAGTTTCGTGCGGATGCCCGACAGAGCCATGTCCTTCACCGCTTGGACGGCCAGGGGGCGGGCTGGATTTTCCGCGAAATCGAACGCCTGCTCATCGGCAGGCGGTGCGTACTGTGGTCGTAGGGACATGATCCCGGGCATCAGGTTCCCTCCAATTGCTCGCGGGCCATGTTCCCATAGTTGGCGTGAATCTGTCGTTCGATCTTCATCGCTAAAGCGGCCGCGTGCAGGGACATCAGGCCGTGAATCTGGGTCACCGGCCCGAACGTCTGCGACATGGTGACCGGCTCAACCTTCCCCGGCTTCGTGGCGATCATGGCGTCGAACAGAACCACCGTGCAGAGGTTGCGCGAAGCGAACTCCGCCAACAACTCCTCCCGCGTGGCGTGGGCCAGGTAGTGTTTGAGCGTGTCGCGTTGTTCCGTACAGTGCATTGTGTCTACATCCCGGGGAAGCCACCCGGCGACGGGTACGGCGCGCTCGGGTAGGGCGCCTCGAACCCATACTGCGCCATCGAAACACTGTCGCCGTACAGCGCTTGGTTGCGCTGGATCCCCGTGGAGAAGTCCATCAGGTTCCCGCCCAGGTTCGACGGTTGCCCGCCCTGCGATTGATCGTACGCCCCCCCGACGGTTGCTCCTAAGCTCGCGCCCGCCGTAATGGCCGGAAGGGCCGCCAGAGACAGCCCGCCGGTCGGTATGGCGAGCAGTCCCGCCCCGATCGCCCCTATGGCCCCGCCCGCCAGAGCGCCGGAGCCGCCTTGCTTCGCCGCGGCCTTCTTCGCCTGTCGATCCTCGGCGATCTTTCGCAAGAGCATCATCATGGTGTCGCGTTGCTTCTGCTCGTGCGCGATCCGGGCCATGCGCAACTGCATTCCCAGTTGCGCATCGCGGTTGGCCGAACCCGCAAGCAGGTTCGTGTTGGCCATCGCCCCACCCCAACTTGGCGCTTGAACCATCATGCCGCTTGGTTCCTCTGGTCAAACAAGGAGGCCAGACCACCTAGCCCCGCAATGGCATAATTTTTAGCCCCACCGCCCGAGGCGGAAAGCAACTGGTTGACCAAATCCTGTATGTCGAACTTCGATTCTTCCTCCATCGCCGCGATCATCCGTTCCGCTTGCGCGGCTTGCTTCTCCGCTTGCCGTGAGCCCTCGGCCAAGGCAGGCCAGACGGTGTAATCGGTCGGCTCGAAGTCCAGGCCCATTTCCAGCGCCGCTAAGGCACCAGCTAGTTGACTGCGCGCATTCTGATATTGTAGATCGAGGCCCTCGTAACCCCCCGCCGTTTGGGCAAGGTTAGCGATCGCCTGCTGGCTTAGGGTCCGCTGAGCCTGGTCGAATCCGCCTCGGACCATCGTCTCGCCGATGTTGGCCTGCCCCGCGAGGAGCGCGCTTCGATCCATCGCCGCACTGCCTGCGCCCATTCCACGGGCGGCGGCATTGCCCGCCAACTGTGCTTGCCCGCGGGCCGTTTGTTGGGCGATCGGCAACACCGCCGCGGTACGCTCCATCGGGCTGAAAAACTGATACCCCGGCGCGGCGCGTTCACTCATGGCGTCCATCACCATCTGCCGGAACGGGTCGTTGGCCCAGCTCTCCGCCCCGGCCTCCACGCTGCTCATCTGCTCGCCGAGCCATTGCCGCCCGGCCGCCTGCCCAGCCAACTTCTTTTGCTCGATTCGCCAAGCGTCCTGTTCGCTCAGGATCATCGCTGGGCGTTGCTCGGGCGTCGCACCCTGATATAAATCGTAGAAGCTCGACGCCCCTTGAAGCCCCATCCAATCGGGCACGGTCAGATCGGGAGTGAAGCCCGGCCCCCAGTACGGCTTTCTGATGGGCGCGCCCGTTGCCGGATCGAAAGATAGACCGGGAATTTCCCACCAGGGTTTGTAGTTGACGTAACCGCCGGCACTGGCCGGATCGGTGCTCGCCGCTGCGCCACCTGGTTTGCCACCGATGGGGGTCCCGGGGTCCTTGGTTTTAGTCATCAATCCCGATTTGGTCGACGGACCGGGATTGGCCCAGCTCGCGCTTCCCGTCCAACCTTGTGTGCTTGCGGCCATTGCGGCTACTCCGCCACGTCAAAAGATCGCCCAGAAGGGGAATTGCTCGGGGTCGCCAAGGGGCACCGGACCGCCCGCGACCCCGCCCTCTCCGGGATCAACGCCGGCGGCTTGCGGAGCACCTACGGGTTCCCCGCCGAACGCCGCGGTTGTGTCGAGCAAAATAGGAGGTCCGCCGTCTTCAAACGGCATGGGCTACTCCTCCATAAAAAATTCGTAGCGCACCGCAAACCCCGGGCTGCTCGTCAAACAACGCAGGCCCCACCTAGTCGCCGTGTCCATGATGATGAACCCGTTGCGCGTCGGCGGGCGCCAAATGAACATCGCCTGTTGGTGCAGGGTGATCCAATAATGCGCCGTGAGGGTTGCCGGTTCCACCGTCGGCGTAATGTGCACCGTGGTCAGGATCGAACCCGAGAACGCGGGAATTTCCTTCACAATGTTGGCCGAGTCATCGGTAAACGTCCCATCGGCGCTGGCTATCCCCAGCTCCCATTTGAGGGGTGCCGAGGCGGACGTCGACCCGATGGGCATGATAGCGATGGCGTGCAAGAGGCATCGCTCATTCGTGGGTACGCGAGCCTGCCACTGGGTTTGCGGCTGGGCCCCTGGGGTTACTTCAACTTTGTGGCTGAACAGTTTCTGTGCCATGATCGTTTTTCCTTTGTGTAAGTATGGCCTCGCGGCCCATGCAGTCAACTATCTCTGCCCAATGAGGTCGGCGTCTGGTTCGAACCCCACGATACGCACGTTAGGGGACCAGCGGGCGTCCCTGCTGGGATCGTTCTTGACGAACAGCTCGATGTCCGACCCGCTTTCGGACACCTTTTGATACGTATGCAGACCGCCGGCGAGGTCCACGCTCTTATATTCCTCCACGTTGTGGGGGTGGGTGCGGAACCCGAAGCGCAGCCCGTGGTCGAAGCCGTCTCCCCCGGGATCCTCGTCGTGGAACCACTTGACGGCGTAGAAATGCTTGTCGATCCCATCCACGACCACCAAACGGCCCGTTCGGTACTCAAAAACGGGCATGGGCAAGTCCGTCCTGCGGTCGTTCATCACCAGCACCCGCAAGGACGAAATCACCACCGCCAAAATTGTGGGGCGCAGCTCGAACTCGTTGAGTATGTTGGGCGGGGGCATCGGCGGGGCAGCGGGGTCGGACGTTCCCACAACTTGAATGAGGCAGTTGGGGTTGTCGACCTGTGGATCATCGGTACTCAACACGCTCCACGCCTTGGTATCGTAGTGAAAGGCGAGGATTTGCGCCCTCTCATCGTCGACCGTGCGATTCACCATGAACAAGATACGGCGGCTGGTGTCAACGCTGTACGTGACCGCCTGATTCTGCCCATACGTCAAATCCCCAACGAAATCTCCCCACGTGGGTTGGATACCGCGGGCCACGGGCAGGTCGTTCAAGCCGTCGAAGGAATACAACCCATCCACGGCGTTGTAATACTCCATCGGCGGCGTTCCGCAGACGATGGCCCCGTTGCCGCCCGCGGCGTTGGCACAGCCGGTGCGAGCCTTCGTCCGATACAGTTCCGCAGGGTTCGGCCCCGGGTCGTCGCCGAGGGCGAGGGTTGCGTTGGTTGTGGTCACGATGTTTCCGCTGAGGATCCATTTCGACCGCTCCTTGGAAATCACCAGTTGACCCGCCAATTCGGACATGCCCGTGATCTGCCCGCCGGCATCGTCCAAAACTTCAAAGTCGTCGACGTGTTCGGGGTGGGAATCTGCGGAATAACGGAGCAGGTTGGGATTTTTAAGATCGTTGTAGAACATCCGTCCTTTGTAGAACAGCCCCACCGAGGCGTTTGCGGGGATGCCGTTTTTCACGGGTCCGTAGGGGCCGTTTGCCAGCGTGCCGAGAGGGGCGGCTTCTGCCTGGAAGAACTGCCCGGGGCCCGGGACCGGGCAAAGGGCGAAGAGAATGAAGGGTTCACCCGCGGTCACGTTGCGGCGGTAGATGCGAATGTGCGTGATGCCGTAGTTCGCGGGCCATGTTCCAAAGCCTATTTGCAGCAGCGTAGAGTTGCCGCCACCCGCCACCCCGCTCGGGAAGGAACTGCCCACCTGGAGCACGGCGTTGCTTTCTGCATCGCTGTTCACGTCGTAGTAACTGAAGCCGAACTGCCATGATGTGTTGTCCGCCAGGGCACCGTCGAATGTACCGGGGACCACCGTGATGCGATACGTAATTTCTCCAGCTTGCGGAGCGCTCAACCCAATGGCTCCGCCAGTGATCCGCGAGGTGGGCACGGGCATCCCCACAATGCTCCAAGCGGGCAAATTGTTGTCCCCCTGGCTCAGACGGTACACGCGGAGCCCGTCGGCGTAGTAGAGCCGCGTGTTGGCGAAGATGAATGATCCCTGCCGCTCTTGAATCCCGTTGTAGACGGCTTGCAGACCGGCACTCGGAGAGGTTGCAAACAGCACCCCGTCCGCATGAAGCACGCTGACCAACCCCGGGGAACCGTTACTCAACCGTGGGGAAAACCATTCCGCGGCCGCGAAAAAATTAGCGGCGACGAACCCAGAAAAGCGTGTGTCCACTTCAAACGGTGGACGGGGGGTGATCGCCCCGTCTCGGAAGATCACGTTATTCGCCTTCGCGGCGTCCTGTGGTCCAAGCTCGCGGGGCGATTGCGTCGTGTTGAGACCGCGCCAACCGCCGCGAACCTGCAAAGGACTGACTCGCGGACGTTCGGGCATGGTTAGATTCTCTGCGAACGTGCCGCGATCAGGCTCGTCGTCTCGCCCATCATCAGGCGCACTTGCTCGTTGAAACGTAGCTCCAGCGTGCTGTTGGTCCGCTCTTCCGTGCCCTTGCCCACGATCGCCGCCTGCATGGCCACGATGTGATGGTACCCTTCCGGAACCATCGATGGCGTGTCACTGTCAAGGGCCAGGACGTTCACCGCGGGGATGTAGTGGACCTCCAACGTCTGTGCCGGCGGAGCGTCGTCTCCAAAACGCAACCTCCACTGTCCGCTAGAGTTACGGTAGATGCTGACGCCGTGTGTCTGGGGTGCGTTTTCAAGTTCCGGGTAGTAGTTCTGACTGCCCTCACGGTTGACTTCGGTGAGAACCAGGAAAGGCACCTGGACGCGCCCGGTTCCCACCACGCGGCGGACATCGACGATTCGGCGCACGCTTCCCGCCGTGCCGACGTCGTACTCTTTAGCCGCCGGCGTCACGGCGATGGAAAGGGGGCCGGTGAGGTTCCAGAGACGGCCCGAACCCTCCACGATGCCCACTACCATCGGATAGGCCATGTTGAGCAGGGTGTTGAGCAGCGGGTCGTCGAACCGGCTCTTCTTTGGATCGTCGAGCCAGACGGCGGTTTCACTGCGTAGTTCCGCAAGCGTTTTCATGCGTCACCCGACATCCGACAAAAACAAGGGGCGGAGCGAAGCCGCCCCGCCCCCATACAACCCGTGCTCGCGTTGGGTTTTATGTTACGTCGCCGCCGTGCCGATCAGCGCCCCGGTGAGCGCCGCCGCGTCGGTGGCGTAGTTCTCATAGAGCACCCACGTAGCCGAGCCGACCGTAATGGCCGCCGCGAAGGGAGCAGCCGTCGCGCCGGTTAGGGTGCAGAAGTTCTGGAAAATCTCCCCCGTGGCTACGACCGCACCGGCAAGGATGCAGACGTTGGTGGCCAGGTTGGAGAGCACGTTTCGCCCTATGGCCAGGCGTGTCGCCGCCGCGGTCACGTGGATGTTGGCCGTCGAAAAACTCCCTTTGAGGATGCAATCGGTGATCTCGACGCCGTCGCAGGCACCGGATATCTTGATCGCCGATACCGCGCCCGCCGTCTCACAGTCGCTACGCATACCGCTGATCCGCGCGTAGCTCGCCCCGACGGCGAGTTCCACATGGATGAGCGCTTGCTTGCTGGCGCTATCTTCGCACCGGAAGTTCGACAGCTTTGCTCCCGCGGCCGTGATGTTCAGCACTTGGGCCAGGGAGTCGATGTCGGTGATGAGGTCAAAATTGTTCATCGTCACGTCGGCCGCCGAGATCCGCACGTTCGCCGTGGTGAGCGTGCCAACCTTGATCTGCGGTCTCGTGGTCTCCCCGCCAACCCCATGAATGAACAGACCCAACTTGTTGACGTCCAGCCCGTTGGCAACGGACACGGTCTCGATGTGACCCGGCAGCATGATGATCGTGTCGTAGGGCAGCGACAAGGCAACCGCTTTCACCAACGTCGAAAGCGGGTAGTCGCGTTTCAGCCCCGAGTTGTTGAGGTTGCTCGCCCGCAAATGCGACGATTGCACATACCGCACTTTTTGCCCGGGAATGTCGGCGTAGCCGCCGGTGATGACCTTGGGGTCGAGCCCGGAGGACGCGATCATTCGAGTTGTTACAGCACCCATGAGTGAGTCCTTTCAGTTTAGTTCCCCGTCCTTGGAAACAAGGGGGACGGGCATCCGTGCCCATCTACCCTTGCTCCCTACGAAGGAACGTCTTTTACGTCCGGAACGGCCCGTTCTCGTCGGTCAAGCCGACCGTGTACCGGAAGTCGATGTAGCTCAGCTTGATCGCATCCGCCGCCGCCGTCCCGATGCTGGTCATAGTCAGGGCGCAGGCGATGACCGAATCGCCGACGAACACGCCGGGTACGTTCATGGGGGTCCAAAGCGTTTCGTTCAGAGCGTTGCTGACCGCGACCGCCGCGAGGGTCGGAAACGCCTTGCTCACGTCAGGGGTGACTTTCGCATCGCCCAAGAGCACTCCGGCGGCCACTCCCTTCATATCGAGGGTGAAAATGATGCCCGTCTGGGAACCCGTGACCAGGGTGAAGCCCACCAGGGCGTGAATGTCTCGCGTCCAATCCGCGTCCCACTTCCGCGGGTTGAGCATAAAGTAGACTTCGTCCGCGGCGTCGAGGGCGATACCCCCCAATTCGCTTGCGGTGTCGGACAGCTCGCCTTCAACGGGCGCGCCAGCGCCGTAGGAAGTCCCGGTCGCCAGGATGATGCCCTGCGCGTCCTGGGGAAACCACACCCGGTCGTAGCCAAATTTCAGATTTAGAGCATCGTCCCCGATGCCGCCGCCGCCTCGTGTCATGTGTGTCTCCTATCAAAGGCCGGAGAATGCTTCCCGCGGCCTACTGCCTACAGCCTTGTTTCTAGAACACGACCGGCACTTCGAGGTCGGTCAACTTCCACTGGGTATTCGGAGCGTCGCACACCGGCTGCATGAACCGGTACCAGGCCGCCTCGTAGGCGTGCCGATCAGGAATCCGCGAAAGGATTGCCCCGTCCTTGTTCATCCAGTCGCCTTCGTTGTTCTGGTACAGCTCCCAGTGCGAGGTATCCAGGCCGATCATCACCGCCGGGTCGATGTGCTTGTCGCGCACGATGGGGATGTCGTTGTGCATGATCGCTTCCGCCCAACCGTTCAGCTTCTTGGTGGCGTTGTCGATCCGCCGGGCCGCGATGAGGTCGTTCATCAGCTTACGATGCACGCCGTAGCCGCAAAGGATCAGGTTGGTCTCGCCGCTGCTGTGCTCGTCCACGAAGTCCACCGCCTCCTGGATCAGTGGGAAGGTGCACTCTCGGGGGACACCGCCGTTGGCGAAGACGTTCCCCTGCCAGAACTCGTTGCCTTGCAGGGTGCGGTCGATGCCGCCGTAGAACCCCAAGGCGGCCGGCGGATTGCTCGCGGAAATGACCGCGTCCAACCCGAAAATCGCGTCGTTGTACGAACCCGCCCGGTAGACGTTGTAAGTCGTCGGGGCGGCGTTGATCGCGGTGAAGTCGATGAGGGCCGCGGGAGACGTGAGGGTGATCGTCTTGGTCAGCTTGTTTACGCTGATCTCCGCGTTGACCACGCCAGCGCCGGTGGCCCCGGTGGAGGCCAACAAGACGTCGACCTTCATCCCGTCCACCAAACCGCGCACGCTGTCCACCACCAACGTCGTGCTCGACGCCGACGACGCAATGGCCGCGATCTTCGCGGACCCGTCGCCGAACATATCGAAGTTCAGGTAGTGGCGGTGTTGCTTGATGAAGTTGTTGATCTCTAGCTCGTAGGGGCGAATGATCGCCGCGGACGGCACATCATCCGCACCTTCTACGTGCGGCCCGTCAATGAGGATCCGCCCGTAGAGCCGTTTGTAGTTAAAGATCGCATTCTTGACCTTCTGGTGTGACGCCGGCGGGAGGATGCCCGTCGAACTCCACCCCAACCCGCCGCTCTGCCCCTTGTGCAGGGTGACGGTGATGTTCTTACCTTCCGCGTAGTCCTGGCTGTTGCGGGTAAGGTACTGGAGTAAAATGGACTTGAGATTGAACTGGACCCGCATCCGCGGCTGGTATCGTACGCGGAGCAAGTCTTCCTGTGTGGTGCGGTTGGCGCCTGCCATCGCTGACTCCTTTCAGCGGCGTGCAGGCGCCTGTTTTTCCTCCCATCGGCGGGTTGCGACGACCTGCACCGTCGCAAGTCCCGCCGACTTAACCCGCCTTGCAAGGGCGGGCGGAGTTTGTGGAGAACACCGTTACTTTTTCGTACGACCCATCTTCTTGTTGACGAAGTCTACATTACCTCGTCGCTGCTCGGCCACAAAGGCGTTTTCGTCCGTCGGCCACTTGGCCTCGGTCCCAAAGACCGCCTCATCAAACACGTCCGGGGTGACGTTCCCGAGATTGGGGCGGTCGCTCCGCCCCTCGCCCTTGCCGCTGTCCACCGCGTCACCCTGCTTGTCCAATCGTTCCTCAGCCCTCTTGCGGTCCTCGGTCGCCTTTACCGCGGAAAACTTCTTGACCCGCCGATCGCACTCGGCCTTGGCGGCCTCGGCGAAGGCCGCGGACATTTTGTCGGCGCTCTTCAGCGTCGCGTAGTCCGCCCGGGCGCGTACCGTCGCCGCGGCCTCCATCTCGATCTGCCGCAGCTCCACGGCGTCGCCCTTGAGTTGCGGGAACTCGTCCACCACGTTTTTCAGCGTCGTCTGCATGTCGCGTTCCGCCAGTGCCACGTTCGCGGCATACTGCGCCTGACGAGCCATTTCCTCGCGGGTGATCGGTTCGGCAGGCGCTGCTTTCGTTGTATCCACGGTCTTTTTTGCTTGATCCGCCTTCTCAGCCGCGACTTGTTTCTGTGCTCGTTCCAAGACTTCGCTCGGTGCGACGCCCATGTTGCGGGTCTGTTGAATGAACGCTCGTTCGTCGGCGGTGAGGTCCGCCCCCGCGTCCCCTACGCCATCATTCTCTTCATCGACCATGTATTCTACTCCTGCGGTTTTCCATTACCACGTTTCTAGGATACCCCCGCCGGGCTTCCAGGTGCAAGTGGCACCCCTGGCAAAGGTCCATTCATGGGGGGCCTTATTCCTATTGGCGCAATAGGTGGTGTTCCACGCATTCCCGGCGGTGGACCCATCGCCCCCGGTCCCATCATCATCCCCGGCGGACCAGTGCTCATTGGTGGAGTCGGCATGGGCGCTGGCATCCCCTGCGGCGGCTCCGGGGGGGCTAGGCCGCGAAGGTATTCCGCGGTCCGTTCCTTGATGACTTCGGGGTACATCACCTTCAAGGCCCGATTAAAGAGGTGCTCCTGCAAATGCACCAGGAAACCAACGCCCACTTGCTTGTCTTTGGCGGCGGCCTCTTTGTATCGCGCCGTGGTGGTGAGCATTTCGTGTTCGCGGATGTGGACCGCGTCATTGTCGCCCCATGCACAGCGGATTTTGCTGCGCTCCTTGGCGTCACCCATGAGTAGTTCGTTCTCAATGGCCGCGTTGGTGCGGTGCTCGGATTCCTCATCGGTCTGCGCGGGCACTTGCTCGTTGATCCAACGCATGACCATGCGGCGATCGTCCTCCCGTTCCGCGGAGAGGTAGCCCATCTTGGTCAACCCCTCGACCTTGGCGATCACGTCCTCCATGCTGGCCTGATCCGAAATCATGGCCCGGACGTTGGCCGCGTCGGGGCCGACCGGCGGGCGGCTGATGAGCGTGCGCCCCTTGAAGGTGAGGACTTCGGGGGCCGATCGCTCGCCGGTGATGAGGATGGAGCGCTCCTCCGTGTAATACTGCCAGATGAGGGCGAGCATTTGAGCGCCCAGACGTTCCGCCCCGGCCTGGATGAGTAGCTTCGTAGCCGTGCGGCCGCGCTGGTCGCCCTCGATCATCAGTTGGGCGTGCTTGCCGGACTGCGTTCCCGGTTCCTTGGACCCGGCCGTCGAGCGATGCACCCGACCCACGTCCTCCATGTCCCGGACGTTCATTTCGTCGAGGGCACCCATGTAGCTCGGCGGATTGGGGTACTCAAAAGCCTTGACCTTGTTGATCCCGCCTTCCTTCATGTTGATGACCTTCGGACCGTTGCTGAAGGCTTCCTCCGGCAGACCCGACCCGCTCTCATTCATGATCCGCGGGTCGATGCTCATGTGCAGGTGCGCGTGAATCAAGGAGCGCTGCTTGTTGCGGGCGCGTTGCAGACCCATGAGGTCGGCGATCGTCGATACGGGGCGGAAGGCCTCCGGCTCCGCGTGCTCTCGGAAAGTGGTCAACGGGATCTGCCCGTGGACGTACGGGTTCGCAACTTTCTTAATCACCTTCTGCCCCGCAACGATCCCGCAAAAACCTTTGGGGGCGGATGGCGATCGCGGACGCCACATTTCGTGCACCAGAACCTCGGTCGATTCGGTCATGCCGTTGACGTACTCGCCGACGCGGCCAATGGCGTTCCCCGCGGCGTAGTTATATCCCCGGTGCTGTTGCAAGGTCTGGCTGCTGTCCGCTTCCAGACCGCGCGCCGCTTCCTTGTAGCGTTCGCGCATGTACTCGATGGATCGGAACTTGGACACGATGATCCAAGGGGCCTCCTCGGCCAGGTGACAGTGCTCCGGCTCGGTCACGTCGAAGCCGCTCAGAAAATCAACGGCCAGGTCGCCGTCCGCAAGGTCCAAGCCGTCGCCGCTCAGCTTCACCCGATCGGCCTTGACCTTCCGCTTTTTGCCCACTAACTCCCGTAGTCGTTGGGTCCACTTGCCGCGGGTCTTTTCGTCGTCGTCTTCGCCCTCTTCGCGCATCATGTCGGCGTCGAAAAACGAGGTCGGACCCGCGAACGGGTCCCAAGTACACTTGCCCCACACGATCCCGGTCGTGAACATCATCCAGAAGGCTTCGAGTAGCTTGACTTGCCCGCTGGGGCTGCACGCCCCCCAGAAATGCCTCAACAGCTTGGCCTGGGCCTTGGCCGAGGTGACGTCGTCGTTCTCCCGGGTTTGCGGGTACACCTCCCAGGACATTGCCCGACCGAGGATCAGGCCGATGGAGTCGAGAAGGAACCCCCTCAACTTGTTGATGATGATGGGGTCGCGGCACTGAAGGGGAAGGTCGGTCAGTTCCTGCGGCTCAAGGGCCATCCGCTCGTCGGACCAAATGTAGTTCTGGTAGCCGCGGACCCAGGCGAGTTGTTCAGACGCGGTTTTTTCCCACTCGTAGCGGCGGGTCTTCCCGGCCTCGTACTGATTGGTGACGAAGGCCAGCAGGTCGCTGTCATCCATCGCGGCCGGGTTGGTCCAGTCGAGGCGGTGGACGGCCAGCGCACCGCCGCCGCCGGAGTCACCGGCCTGGCGGCGGATGGTGGGTTCATCGGGTACGGGGTTCTTGACCATTCCTTCGCAACTCAGGGCAAGCCGTGGTCCTTGTCAATCCGGGATCGCAAGCGCGAAGGTTAGTAAGCGGCGGCGGTCTTCGTGCCTTTGCCCTTGTTGCGGGTCTTCATGGGCTTGCCGGTTTTCTTGGCCGCCTTCTTCGCGGCCTTCACACCCGCTTCGGTGTAGGCAAAGTGTTTGTTTCCGACTTTGGGCATCACTCATTCTCCTGTTCTGTGTTGATCCGTTCGACCGCAGCGGCGTACGCGCGGTCACTCTCCAACTGCCGTAGATACCCGTCCATCGCCGGTTCGAGCTTGGCGCGCTCTTTGAGCCGCTTTATCCCCGGCGAGTCGGCGGCCATTCTCGGCTCTTTCATACACCCTTCTATTGTGCTCGACGGCAGCGGCAACTTCATCCCGCGGAATCACCGCCCACCAGCGACCGGCGATCAACAACAACTCGGCTTTCGCCACGCCTAACCCGGGCTCGCCGGTTGCCCCCACCAGTAGCGTCTCGTCCACACGGTCGCAAATACCTTCCCCGCCGTGTACGCCGCGGCCAGGTCCAATCCCAGGTCGAAACCGCTCGCGGTGTCCAGGTAGGGCAACCACCGGCAGTGACGAACGACGGTTTTCGTGTCCGTGGGCAATGTGATCGTGGTGTACGCCTCGGTCGATCGCAGAGCCACGTTGGCATCAGGACACGTGTACAGGGCCGCCGCCAAGGTTCCCGGCGCCGTGTTCGGGTACACCAACACGTTGCTGATGTCCCCGCCGAAGGCGGCACTGGGCAGAAGCTCAAATTTACTGCCCGCGCCGCTGATAATCGCCTCCGTGAAGGTCCCGTTGGCCGACCTCGCCGTTCCCGCCGTATCGCCCACCGTCGGGGTGATGGTCCCCGCACCCGTGTAATTGGTGATGGTGAAGGTGACGTTGTAGGTGATCGTCGGGGTCACGATTACCCCGCCCGCGGTAGCCAACGACAGGACATCGCCGGGCGTAAGCCGCGCCGTGCCATTGCCGGTGAGTTTCCATAAAGCCGTGAGCACCCACGGTTGCGGAGTCGGCTGGGGAACAAGAAACGTCCCATTCCCCACGGCGTTGCGGTCGATGAGCAGGCGCAACTCCGTGCCGAACGTCGGTTGACGAAGGTTCCCGACCCCGGAACGATTCAGAAGGACTGGGATCGGCCCCGGGGCCGCTAAAAACTGCTCGGTGTCGGAAAGCAGAAGACGGTCGTGGTTTTTGACCCACTGTTCGGCCTTGTGCGGGGCGACGTTCATCGTTTTTTCCTTCCTTGGGCGGCGAGCAGACGACGGGCATAGTGGGCGAGTGAGCGCTCTTCCAGCCCCGTGGTGAACCGAGACTTCCGTGTCTCGTGCAGAACCTTCATAGCCAACTGCTCCCGGGTGATCGGGATGCTTTTTTCAAGGTCGATGGAGCCGTCGATCAGCGACGACACCCACCGGATGCCTTCCAACTTCTCGGTCTTGGGCTTGTCTGTCAATAGCTTGCCGGTGGTTTCTTTGCGCTGGATGATCTTCTGACCCCGGCAGGGGATGTCGTTGTCGCAGTAGGTCTTAATCAGCAACGACCAGCTCCGGTCGGCGACCGTACCCTCGTAAGCCTCGGAAATCGGACCCCGCCACCAGACCTCGCGGCGGTCCTCCGGGGCTTTTTCCCAGCCGCTCATGCGGTGGATTTGCTCGATTTCGGTCATCACGTTCCAGCCTTTTTCCACCGAATCGACGATGTACAGCTCCCGGTAGACGTACACCAGGCCGGTGAGGTTGAAGGTGGTGACCGCGTACCGCACGGCGTCGGGACAGTGGTCGTCTTGTTTCAATGGCTCGTCGGGCCGGTCCTCGTCCCAGCGGTAGGCGAAAAACTCCCGAATCGTGTTGGGACAGGCCATTGAGACCAGGAAGCCGGGCGGACCCGGGACGTGGGCGATCCACAGGCACGCGAAAGCCGACGTGCTCTGGCCCCAGTCAATCGCACGATACCGCTCCGTGTTCCGCGGGCAGTCAATGTCGCCGACGCAGTGGTCGCGGCGGAACAGGGGATAGATTCGACCGCTCGCATACTCCCATGCCTCCTGCGGCGTGTCGGGGTGTTCCTGCTTCATGCGCACGGGGGAAATCGCCCCCAGGCGTTCCGACTCCCGCGCATACCAGGCGGCGTCCCGCCCCGGGCGCTTGCTCCAATGGATGAAGACCGGCTTGAAGCCGTTGGGTCCGGTCCCGTCGGGGCGCAGGGCTTCCCCGAACTCCCCGTAGGAGCCCTGCCAAGATTCGTAGAAATACCCCTGCGGCCCGGCGCTGCTCGACAACGCCACAATCTGACCCTTGGCCGACTCGACGCCCGGCTGAGTCGCGGCCATCGTGTCGGCCAGCTCCGGGATGCGGCTCGCCTCATCGAGGATCGCAAGGTCCACGGTCATCGAACGGGACGCCTTCTCACCGCCCACAATGGCGCGGAGCACGATTGCATTGCCGTCCTCCTCGTAGGTCAGCTCCTGCTTGTTGTCGGTGCTGATGGTTTTCTTAAACCAGATGGGCAGCCGCGCCTGGATGTACTTCACCCGCTTGACGAAGTCCTTCGCGTAGTCCTTCAGTTGGTTGACCACGATGATGTTGAGCGTGCGGCCGTAAATAATTCGCCACACCACGAACGCGGCCAACAGCCAGGTCAGCCCCAGTTGCCGACCCTTCAGAAGAACGAGCCAGGTCCCCGCGACGAGGTCCGGCACCCGCTCGCGTTGCGAGTCCCAGAGGTCCATCTTGACGTCGCGCTTGGTTTCGCGGTCCCAGATCACGACCCACTTGTCGGAGAAGCGTTCGAAGCCGGCGGCGCCCTCCCGCGGGTGACAGGCCCAGTATTCGGCTTCCGTTTCGTCGGTCAGCAGGCGCTCTTCGTGCGCCCGCACCTGCCCGAGAAGGGTTTCCGCGGTGGACCCGATGAGGGTCCGTACCTGGCTAAGCGTCTGGTTGAGGGGGGGCATCGGGGCTTACACCCTTGCCCGAAACGTCATGCCCAGGACCGCTGCGGCAGCGAACGCGATCACCACATAGAACACCAGCAAGGCGTACATGATCCAGTTGCTCACGGCCCTCCCTTGTGCCCCTTCAACAGAGGATGATTGCGCCGTCTAGCGTTGGCCGTCGCCCGGTTGTCACGATCGACCTGGAAAGTAATTCTCCGACCGTCCAGACGGAACAGCAACGTGTGCACCAGGCCGCAGTCACAGCACATGAATTTGAACTTGCGACCACGGACATTGATCCTCTCACCGGTCCCAAAGGTACGGTATCGAGACACTCAGCGATCCTCCCCCAAGTCGCCCAGGGGAACCTGGTCATAATGGTACTTCAGAAACCAGCCTAATTCCTGGTGCACACCCAGGCACGTCGTCATGTCGCCCCGCTTGCACATCGCCGTTCCGGGGTCCACGCGGTGCACACCCAAAATCACCGTGCCGTAACGCTTCTCCATCTCGTCGGCGATCTGTTCCAACGTCGCCAGTTGCAGCTCGACCCGACCGTCGTGTGCAGGCTGTTCCTTGGTCATGTGGTCGCCGCCGGTTTGTCCGGCATCCCTTCGCGGCTCATGGCAAGGTTGTCGATGGTGCGACCGCTGACCTTCTCGGCCTTCAGCTCCCCGCGTAGGCGAAGCAAGCGGTTGACGCCGTCGACCGCCATCGCCGACGCTCCCAGCGTGCTCTCAGCGACGTAGCGGGCCACCCGGTAGCTCTCCGCGCCGTGAACTCCCCGTTGCAGGCGAGTCACGACCTTCGGGTCCGGGTGCCCCGTGTCCAACTGTTCTTGCAAGATGGCCGCGGTGCATTTGTCGAACATCCCAACGCTTAGCGGATAGACCGGCGTGTGCGGATTATCGCCCACGGCCCGCGACTCCTCGACCACCCCGCGGTACAGCTTCGCCAGGTCCATGCCTGGAAACTCGATCAACGCGCGGACGTTTTTCTCGATCTGCTCCGCCCGCGGCGGACGTGCCGGCGGTTTCCGTGCTCCGCGTTTTTTCCCTTTCCCTCTCATGGTTGTGGCCACTTCCAGTAGTTCTCAATCCACTGTTCTTCGGTTTCTGACAAATACTCAGCATCCGGCGGCCCCAACGGACCCTTGCCCCACTTCCGACGATGCGCCTGGTCCTCAATCGCTAACCCTTCAACGACGGCAAGATGCTGCTCCCACCCAGCCTCTACCGTTGGGCGCTTGCACATGATTTGTGGCGGCACCACCGCATTATTCTTCATCCAATCATACACCGTGGTCACAAGGCCCCCATCGGTCACCACCGTCAGCGTACCAACGCAGGTTCGCCACAGTTCGCCGCTCCTCGGCTTTTTCCAACTCGCATCAGGCATCAGCGTACCCCTACGGCGTCGACGGACTCTTCAAGTCGATCACGTCGTATTCCTGCACCATTGTTTGCGGCTCCTTGCACACGGGGCACACGCCGTCCGGGTCGCGCACCAACTGCCGCCAGACTTCTCCCGGAAACGCGGTCCTGCACATCGTGCAGCCGATCATGTGAATCAGCTCCCCGGTCTCCACGTCCCGAAGCGGAACCAACGTCGCCTGCTTGAACTGCTTTTTCGCCATGTGGCCTCCATCGCGCAACCCCCACCCCCTACCCCCTCCCCCAGCGCCACCCCCAAAAGGGCCGATCGTGCCGGGGGAGTGTATTTGACATTTTCGGTAGACGCTATATCGTCGTCGTTATGAGTCGTTATACGCTCAACATGGCCCCGGGGCAACTGCTCCCCAAAAATAAGTACGGCGTCGCCCCCAAGGATCTCCGCACGTACAACGGCCAGGTGTACGCTTCCAAGGCTGAAGCCAACCGGGCCTTCATCCTGGATCGCCTCTTGCGGGCCATCGGTCCGGGAGCCGTCGAACGCTGGGAACGCCAGCCGCGGTTTCAACTTGGAACGCCGCTCAACGTCTACGTGGCCGATTTCCTGGTCTACGAAACGGACGGCAGCGTACACGCCGAAGACGTCAAGGGGTTCCGTACCCCGGCTTTCAACAAGAACGTGCGGCTTTGGAGGGCCTACGGCCCGATGCCGCTTTGGATACTCACGCCATCCGGCGCCGGACGCTGGAACGTGGAAATCATCGACGGGGCTGAGGCCCCCGGAAAGGATTCTGAACATGGGCATCACCCGACAACCGACCGTCATTGACCCCAAGCCTCACCCGTTTTTGACCGAGTTCCTCGACCCCGCCGGGTCGCTAACCGCAGTCTGTCCGCTCTATGTGACCGGCCTCTGTGAGACGGCCAATGGGGTTGCTATCCGCACCGCCAGGGGAGCCGTTGCCGACCAGTTCTTCGTCGCCGGTCCCGCCCGCGACGTCGTCAACCGCCTCAAGGCTGCCTGGGATGAGGCCCACGACAGCTTTCTTGCGTCCTTCCTTCGCGGCGACATGGGTATGTTGGAAGACCACCTAATGAAGCGGCTGCTCGAGCAGTTACCGTCGCTGGGGAAGGTCGAGAACGCAGTGATTGCCAACGTGGTCCGTTGTGAACTCGAAAAAATGGCCGCGGGCGAACCCGCGACCACAAATGCTCCGCCAAAGGGCAAACGTACACCCTTAGAGCAGCGCGTTTAACAGCACTACGAGGGCGGCAACGAGGCACAGGCCGACCACTACTCCGCTCGCGTAGGCCCGCTGGTCGACGCCGTCCTTTGTATCGGTCCATATTTCTACACCGGGCGGTATCCGCCCGTTCTCATCCGGAATTTGTCCCACAAAGCCGGGCGGAGGCGTGATTCTAGCCCAGACCTTCCCGTTACCTTTGCTCATCGTGCATCCCTCGGTATGTTCCCGTCGAGCACCAGCCCGGCGTCTACGCCCAGTTCTTGCTTCACCAGCACCGCCCGTTGCGGCACCACCACCACCACCGCCACCTGCCCCTGATCTCCGATCGGGACCTCGACTTCGTTGAGGGCCAACGTTTCCAAGATCGCCGTCCAGAGTTGATCCATCGCCCCAGGGCGCATGTACGGCTCAAGGATGAACGGGTCGAGCACGAGCAGGATGTCACTTTCCGTCGTCGCAAACCCCAGGGGCTTCACCCGCCGCAGTTGTTTCATGTCCACTGCATTTACTCCTTAACCGCGACGCGGGGCGGGGTGACGTGTGCAGGCACGACTTCCCCCGCTCCCGCGTGAGGATATTGTTTTACGGTCCATCGTCACAACAGTACGTGTGCTGGAGCTCAAACGGCTCCGCCTGTTCCTGGTCGTCGTGCCGCCCGGCCCAACAGTCCGCACAGTACGTGTACTTCGGCGATCTACTCCATCCTATCCGGTCCCCCTTGCGGATGGCGTGCCCGCAAGCTCCCTGCGTGGCGAACTTCGCCTTGATCTCAATACAATCGGAAAAATCGACTTGAACGCTCATCGGTTCCTCACTTTCGTCGCCCGGCGACCCCCGCCGGCGGGGTGGAACTCACGCCCCACGATGGAAGTATACCACATATCGGCGCAATATACAAGAATATTCCTAACAAAATACTAACTGCTAAGCTGGGGGCTATAGACCGTAGGCTGTAGGTGTTCTAAGTCGTGCAATTACAATGAGTTGCGCATGAAAAAGCCGTCCGGGGCGGAAGTCCCGGACGGCTCGGCGTATCCCAGGGCGTGCAATCCCCAAGACGTGAAGTTTACGGCTCGCCGCAGACGACCAGGGCCTCGGGCAAACCCATCGCGATCGTGTCGGCAATGTTTTCCTGGGTCATGATCCGGGCCTTGTTCAATTGCCCGGCCAGCGGGATCAACGTGAACTTGCCCTTGTCAAAGTCGATCGCCACGGCGCAGCTCACCGGCCATTGGAGCGAATCGCCCCACAGCTCCTCGTAGACCGCGACCTTCACCACGATCTCGTCGGGGATTTCCTTGCCGTTGCCCACGATCTCTCGCAGGACGCTGCGGCTCACTTGTTGGCGGCCGGTTTCGTAGGTCGCATCGCCTGAACTGTTGTTGGTGAACTTCAACTGCCGGAAGAGGGACACCACGTCGGGCATCACACAACCGGCCAGGTCGATGCGCAGGAAGTCAATGAAATCATCCTGCGGTTTGGTCATGCCGCCCGTCTGGCACTTGACTAAGTTCAAATAGGGGTTGGTCATGGTCAGGGGCATCGACACCCGATCGCGGCGGTCACCCTCCTCATCCAAGATCGCGATGATCCCCGTCTGCCCCACGAAGACCGCCTGTTTCGCTGCGGGCAACCTGATCACCGCGGAGATGAAGTCCTTCACCCGGTAGAGCGTGTAAGCCCGCGGCCCGATGCCGGCCGTTTTCTTTTCCAGCAACCCCTCAAGGTTCCTTTGGAAATAAACGTAGTCCGGCTCGGTGTCCGCCGGTGGTTTGACAAAATGCTTCTCCAGCGTGGCCCCCTCACGGACCGCCATCCCCCGAATCGCCTCGATTGCTTCAGCCAACATCAGCATTGCAGGTCTCCTTTTCTGGGTTTCCGTTTCTCGCCTTACTTCTCAATCTCGTCCAGCGTTCCCTGCCGGACGTCCTCAGGACTTTCGTCGTTGAAAATAAGCTTGTCGCCATCCACGCTCATCGAGTAGTCGCGGGTCTTCATCTTTGGCGTGCGGCTGTTGGCCTCGATCGAGACCTTCACTTCTTCGAGGATGCCCCGCGGGTCCGCCAATGGCGTAAACGTGAAGGTCATGATCAGCGTGCGGGCGTTCTTGAGCGTCGGTCGTTCGATGAGGTCGCGCATTACGCGGTCCAGCTCTTGGCGACCCATCACCGCTCCCACCCCGCGGTTGATCTTGAGCAACGCCACGATGGAGTCCAGTTTTTTTTTCACCGCTTGCCTCTCTTTCTGGTCTTTGGTTCCAATGACTCTCTCTCTATCTCCCCGCGAATCTGCCGGAAGGTCGGCGACTCCCGCGCGAAGACCGCCAGGGCGTTCACCGCGGAGCCGAATCGACGCTTGCCCGCGAACGCGGCGTCGATCACGTCGTCGTATTCGCCGTCGCGCACGCCCTTGATAAAATTGATGGAGTACTTCGCCTCTCCACCGGGTTTCTTTGCCATAGGCGGCGTTATACGTCCTATCAAACCCTTGTCAAGAGGGCGGGACACATTTTTTGAGGAGTTGGAGCAGGACCATATCAGACATCTCGCCCATGCCGGTGCGGACGGCCTCAATCGAAGCGCCGAAGGCCTTGAGTTCGCCGAACACCGGCTGGTGCCCGCCCGGCAGGATGATGTTGCCCACCTTGTAGCCGATCACGTAGGCGGTCACGTGCTGAAGGACTTCCTTCTGCATGTTCAGCTCGCTGGGCAGGTCGGCTTCGATGGTGATTCGCATGGGTTTTCGTTCTCCTTTCGCCCCAAGGCTCACGGGCCTTGGTGCTGCCGCCTTAAATCCACGACACGTGCAGTTTCGGCTGCAACGTCGGGTCGCTGGTGAAGTCCTTCGAATGGAAGGACACAAACTTCACGCCCGCGCCTTCGGTGGTGATTTTCAGGAGCATGTGCAACTGCCTTCCCCTATTGTTCAGCGCGTCCTGAGCAAGCCCGGCCAAGCCGGGCAGCGATGTAAAGCCATTTGGACCGAGCACCCAGTTTACATCGACCGGGTCGGTCTCCGTGTAGTCGCCGCCCGGCAAGGTCCAGGGCAACCCCGTATCGTAGATGTTCCAGGTGCAAATCAGTTCCACCCAGTTGGGTTGCGTGAGGCGGTGAACCTTGGCGGCGACGGAGTTGGACAAGCCAAACTCGTGCAGAACCAGGTGGCACTCTACGATCGTCGCACCCGGTGGAATGTCAGCCGGCAGGCTGTAATGCAGCAGCGCCCGGTTGCTGTTCAGGACGCCCGAATTGTTGCCGACCCTCATCGACCCCTCGCCCCCCGCATTGATGTCGTCTAACGGGTTGGCACTCTCCAGTACGGTGTCTTTTACAGCCCCGAGGATGATGCTGTTGGGGATCGGCGTAGCCACGCCGCGAATAGCGATGAGGTGGGCGGCGATGCGCTTCCCGGTGCCTACCGGCTCCGACTCCGCGAACTGCGAGCGGTATTCCTTCCCGTCCAACAGGAAGATGCCCGGCGTCCGCTGGCGGATGTGGGCGGTCTCAATGGTCGAGAGTTGCGACCCGACCACGGGCTCGGCGTCGGTTTCGTTGAAGACCCGCGCGTAGATCGTCCCAGTGCTCGCCCGCATGTAAGTCTCGAATACAAAGAAGGTCCCGAACCAGTTGTCCTCCGTGTACAGGAACGGACGCCCGTAGGAGGTCCATATCCCGATCGGAGAGCGCACCGAATCAAGGGGGATGTCGTTGGGAATACAGGGGAAGACGTAGCCAAGTTCATCATCCAACAGCGGAGATTGCTGAACGGCCGGGACCGACGCCGGAATGAAGGCGTCGTAGCCCGCGAAGATCGGATCGTCGATCACGTCCGGCGGGAAGAAGTCCAACACCGCCGGGTCGATCGCGGCCCACGCCACGACCGCAACCGCCTGGAAACTCCACCCGGCGACTTCCTCGATGATCGCTGGACAGATGAAATCCAAGGGGTCGAGGACGTTCCCATCAAACGTCACGAAGGTGGCGGGCAGCGCCGCAAACGGCGGCGGGGCTTCCTCGATCAGCGACCACGGCACAAAGGCTAATGGATCGAGAATGTTCCCAACGAACGTGACGAACGTGGCGGGCAATGACGCCAACGGCGGGGGCGGCTCTTCGATGGCCGCCCAGGGAACGAACGCCGGCGGATCAAGCACGTTGCCGGGGAACGTAACGAACGTGGGCGGCAGAGCCGCAAACGGCGGCGGAGGCTCCTCTATCAAGGGGAACGGCACAAACGCCGGCGGGTCAAGGATGTTGCCCGGGAAAGTCACGAACGTGGACGGCAGAGCCGCGAACGGCGGCGGGGGTTCTTCAATCACGACCGGCGGAACGAACTCCAGAACCGGCAACTCGAAACTCGCACCCGCCACCACGGCCGCCGGGGTGAAAGTCCATCCCGATAATTCCTCGATCATTGCCGGGGGCACGAACGTGGGCGGGTCGAGGACGTTCCCGGGGAAGGTGACGAACGCAGACGGCAGCGCTACGAACGGGGGCGGTGCCTCTTCGATCAAGGTCCAGGGTACGAAAGCTGGGGGATCAAGGATGTCGCCAGGGAACGTGACGAACGTGGACGGCAGAGCGACAGCGGGAACCGGCAGCTCGTCAATGACGAGCGGAGGTACGAACGCCTCCAGAACGTCGGGGAGCACGCCCGCCCCGGTGGGGGGAGCGGCGGCGGGGGTTGCGAAATACGCGAAGTCGCTCTGGTAGATGAAGACGTAGGAGCAGCCGTACAAGGGTCAGCCTCCTACGGGAGTATCAGGCGCCCGTGCTTCTCCGCGTCGTCGAGCCGCTTTTCCAGGGGATAACACATGACCGTGCACAGCTCCTTCTCGCAACAGAGCGGGCCGTTGCACTTGCTGCACCAGCCGCGCAGACGACCCGAGCCGCGAACCACCATCCAGTGCATCCCGCAATGGCAGCATTGCAGGGTGTCGGCTTCGATAACCCGCCCCGAGGACGTAGCGGTGATGATGACGCCCGCGGGCTTGTTGGCCGTCGCGGTCTTTTGGAGCATGGCCCCTTATTCCATCCAGGCCAACGCCGCCAGGGCCGCGAACGCTGTCCCGGCAATGGAAACGGTGGTCAGGCAGAGGCCGTCGCCGGCGGCGGGACTGCTGATGATTTCCCGCCCGGGATACGCCAACCATCGCCAGGGAATTTCATGCCGGAGCCCGATCCGCAATAGGTTGGTACCCGCCGCGTTGGTGGGGTCCGTCGTGTGCGGCCCCCCCGTGCCGATCACCGTCGCCGCCGGACCCGGCGGATTGGTGTTGATCTCGTCGAGGGCCGTCCCGCCTGTTCCGGCATCGGTCGACTGCCGCAGGGCAATCTCCGCTCCGTCAGCGCCGGGCGTCGCGGCCGTGGCCGACGATAAGTTGATCTCGTGCAGGTGGACACGGGCGATGGTGCCGCCCTGCAAGTTGGCGAGCACCGCAGCATTGCCCGCCACGCTGAGCGTCTGGGTGTGGGTCGTTCTGAAATTAGCCATTTACTCTCTCCTTTGTTTCGGCCGTCACAACGGACGGCGCTGTTCTAAACCTAATACGCCGCCACTAGCGGCGGGTGAACTTCAAGCTCCTGATGGTGGGCCAGGAAATAGCTACCCAGAGTGTACCTGGTACCCAGAATTCCGTGCGTATGTAGGACCACATCCCCCACAGCATCCGTGTTCGTCCACTGATAGGCAATGGCATCTCCGGGGTTGACGATCTCGACATGGCTCTCGTCTAATTTCAGTCCCGTTTGTCCGACGGAGTAGCTCAGGGAAAGCGACGTAGCCGCCGTGTTCCGACGAAACACAAGGGTTGCGCTCCCTGTAGTCATCGTGTTGACCGACACCAAGGCGATTAACAACTTCACCCCGAAGATGAATCGTGGGACTCCCGCAATGAATGCTTCCCCGTTATACGAAAGCGGCCCGGCGACCGGGTACTCCAGAGTAAACGCCGGGCCGGTCGGATTACCCCCGTTCCAAAAACAAGCCATCAGCGGAAATTCGAGGTTGGAGGTTGTACAGGTCGTGCAGACCGTATCAATAAAAATAGCCGTCCCACCGCCAATTTCAGCCACATAGTTGAAGTCATCGCCGACGGCTAAACTATCGCTCCCACTCGTGTCCTCCATCTGCCCCGTCTGGGCCGCCGTAAAGGTAACAGTTTGTCCGCCGTCGGCCCCGTTTTTGCGCGTCTTAATGACGGTACTCGTGCTCAGCGTGTTGGCGCTGACGTTCACAAATAAATCGGTTGAAGTGAACGCCATCCGGCAGGGGTATTTTTGGTATGTCTCCGTACTGGCGAAGAATTGGGGGCCGCCGTTGATCGGACTGTAACGGGTGACGACGGGCACATCGTTGCTGGAGATTCCACCCCCGTTCACCAAGGGCACGATCGTCTTGCTGGTGTCGTCAGCCGTAAACTGAACCGACGCGGCTGTAACTATGATACTCTTGTTGCCAGCAGCCGAGGGGGCGATTGACTGAAAATTAACCTCATCCGTTGCCGCGATTGTCGCACTGTTGGTCGTGTCCTCAAAAGCTCCGGTGAGGCCCGGCCCGATACTCACACTAAGGGCACCAGGGCTACCCGTTGCGGCACGGTTCTTTCGCACAGCGAATGTACATGTTTGGGATACAAAATTATTGCTTATGACGTACACGTACAGATTGCTTATGACCCCGGCGTCCCGGAACGGGGCCTCGGCGTTGGCTTCCGTGGCGTTGGCGGCCAACTGCCCACTCAATGAGTGATACCGCGTAAAGGAATCGGGGAGAGTGAGTTGCCCCGCATTGAGTAGAAACGCTGTACCCATGGATTAGGACATCACAACTTTACCTTGCCCAAACTGAGCTTCACAACTCGAATGAAAGTTGGCTTTCTTCAGGGGCGTCATGCTCGCCCCTGGGATCCCCACGTTCAACACGCGGCCTTTCCCTTCCCCGGTGAACGACCAGACGTACTCTGCGCCCGCCTTGAACTCCGGGGATCCCTTGGCGTTCGCTTCCGCAAGGCCGAGGTTCAGCTCTGGGGCGTGGACCCCCAACAACATCGCATGAACGAGGTTCTTACGCTTGTTCTCCCCGTCGGGGTTCGCGTACAGCACGCCGTACAGCTCCGCGTCGGCTACAGACGCATGCGCTGGACATTTAGTCAGCACCTGCCCGCCGCCGACGAGCGTGTTCCCATCGTAGATTTCCTCAACACAACACCCGCAAGTATCCGGTTTCCAGGTTTTCATGCGTTCATCCTACGCCACGTCTTCTTCCGTGGATAGGGCGAAAAACGGGATATGGTACTCGCCCACTAGGCCGGGAACGCCGTCTGCCCCGTCTGCACCATCGGCACCGTCTGCACCATCGGCACCCGCCGCGCCGCCGCCTACCCCGACGCCTACCGTTGCCCTAAGACCATCCAGACGGCGCCACAGCTCGCGCAGCTCGTACTCCATCGCCGTGTTCTGCCGGTGGTCTGTGTATCGCAGGGGCATGGGTTATTTCGTCCTCGGGTGTCCGGGCGGGATCCTCTGGCGGTAGGCCGGGCGGTCCCCCACGGCCAGGTCAACCGCTCCGCCCTCGACGACACCCGCTCTGCTAAGACAGTCTACCACATAGCACCGAAAACTCTCGTCGTCGAGGTCCAACACGTCGATGTCACCGAAGCTACCGTCGGTGCGAATCCCACGAACAGCGACCATCCCTCTCTGCATGGTTGTTATCTTTCTAAGTTAATAACAACAATAAGCCCTGTGATATCCGTGCGATTCGCTACCCACGTCTTACCCACCCACAAGGGCAAGCGGTCCGCCAACCATGAAGTACATGCCCTAGTGGTGTGGCGCTCTGTAACATTTCACACCCCATGTGATTTGTTCTGTAAAATCTGACCCACAATTCACAGGAAAGCCCCTTTAGCGTCCAACCCTGTCAGATTCAGCCAAGATATCACAGAAGATATCACAGGCAAAGCACGGGAAACGAGCACATTTCACAGGAAAAGCACAGGTCATGGGTGCTCGCTGTTCCGTCGCAGGCGGAGTATTTGTTGCCGGTGGAGTAACCAGTCCTCGAAACTGTTTGACGCCGTCTGGGTAAGGACGATCACAGTCAAGAGGATCACCATGCCCATGGGAAGCACAGACTGGTAGTTGACGCCGGTGATGGGCCCCGTGTTCAGGTTCACGGCGGCCTCGATTTCAGCCTTCACGATCGCCGAAACCATCGCCTGCACATCTTCGCTGCTTACCGAAGTCGGCTCTGTGCTTGGCGCACTTGCGGGCGTCGGGCGGGTATCCGTTCGCTTCACCATGCCGGCGCACCCCGCGACGCCGAGTAGCAGGCCCGCGAGCAGGCCCGAAACAAAAGCAGCGGCGGTACGATCTTTCACGGAAACACCCGATTCCAAATCTGATTGAGCTTGTCGGATTGCTTGCCTGTCAACTCGACGGCTCGGTTGCTGTCGAGAGATTCAAGAAAGTCCTGCTCCCATTCGGACATCTTGTCGCTGTCGTCGTTAAGAAGCTCGTTGAGAAGTTTCTGCTCGTCGTTAGTCATCATGCTTGCCCGGCTTATGGCTGTTGCCCGGCGGGTC